TTTAAATCAAGCGATGACAATGGTTACCAAACGCTCCTTACTGGTGATGGTTGACCATTCTAAGACAGCTTTAACCTTATCCAAAGAGTTTTATGACTTGTTTACACAGACAATCGTCATTGACCATCACCGTCGGGACCAAGATTTTCCAGATAATGCAGTCATTACTTATATAGAAAGTGGAGCTAGCAGTGCCAGTGAGCTGGTGACGGAGTTGATTCAATTTCAAAATTCTAAGAAAACACGTTTGAGTCGTATTCAGGCTAGTATTCTTATGGGTGGAATGATGTTGGATACAAAGAATTTCACCTCTCGCGTAACAAGTCGTACCTTTGATGTAGCAAGCTATCTCAGAACAAGAGGGAGTGATAGCATTGTCATTCAGGAAATTTCGGCCACGGATTTTGAAGAATATCGATTAGTAAATGAGTTAATTTTACAAGGGCAGATGGTACAACCATCAATTCTGGTTGCTCAAGCTTTGGAGGATAAAGAGTACGATACGGTTGTTATTAGTAAAGCTGCTGATGCTATGCTTGCCATGTCTGGTATAGAAGCCAGCTTTGTACTTGCTAAGAATAGTCAAGGTGCAATCTCTATTTCTGCCCGAAGTAGAAGTAAGATTAATGTCCAGCGAATTATGGAAATGTTAGGTGGCGGTGGTCACTTTAACTTAGCTGCAGCGCGGTTGACAGATATGAGCCTGCAAGAAGCAGGAGATAAACTAAAAACAGTTATTTTTAATGAAACAAAAGAAAAGGAGTCAGAAGAATGAAAGTAATCTTTTTAGCAGATGTTAAAGGTAAAGGAAAAAAAGGTGAAATTAAAGAAGTGCCAACTGGATATGCACAAAATTTTTTAATTAAGAAAAACCTTGCTAAGGAAGCGACAGCTCAAGCTATTGGTGAGTTGCGTGGTAAACAAAAATCAGAAGAAAAAGCACATGCAGAGATGCTTGCAGAAGCTAAGGAAATTAAAGCAAAACTGGAAGCAGAAGAAACAATCGTTGAGTTTGTCGAAAAAGTTGGTCCAGACGGACGAACATTTGGGTCAATTACTAACAAGAAGATTGCAGAAGAATTGCAAAAACAATTTGGTATTAAAATTGATAAACGCCATATTCAAGTTCAATCACCAATTCGAGCAGTTGGTTTGATTGATGTTCCGGTGAAGATTTATCAAGATGTGACAAGTGTAATCAATCTCCGTGTCAAGGAAGCATAATTTACGATTGGTTGACAATTTTGTAAAAGGAAGGAAAGTCTGATGGCAGAAGTTGAAGAACTACGTGTTCAGCCTCAAGATATCCTAGCAGAGCAATCTGTCTTGGGAGCCATTTTTATTGATGAGACTAAACTCGTTTTTGTCCGGGAATATATTGATTCACGAGACTTCTTTAAGTATGCCCACCGTTTGATTTTTCAGGCTATGGTTGACTTATCTGATCGTGGGGATGCTATTGACGCAACCACAGTTCGGACGATACTAGATAGTCAAGGTGATTTACAAACTATCGGAGGTTTGTCTTATCTGGTTGAGATTGTCAATTCAGTGCCGACCTCTGCCAATGCGGAATACTATGCTAAAATTGTAGCAGAAAAGGCTATGCTTCGAAAGGTAATCGCTGACTTGTCAGAGTCTCTTTCTAGCGCATATCTAGGAGATGTATCGATTGGTGACATCATTGCTAAAACTGAAAAGTCTATGCTGGATATCAGTAATCAAAATACAGGGACAGGATTTCGTAATGTGGCCGATATCCTTGATACACATATGCAGATAGTCGAGACTCGCTCACAGACAGATGGATTCGTGACTGGTCTATCTACTGGCTTTGTCGGATTGGATAAGATTACAACAGGCCTTCATGAAGGAAATCTTATCATCCTTGCTGCTCGTCCCGCTATGGGTAAGACGGCGCTAGCATTGAACATTGCAAAACATGTAGCTACGGTTGAAAGAAAGACTGCCGTCATCTTCTCTCTTGAAATGGGAGCAGAGGAATTGATTGAGCGTATGGTGGCATCGGAGGGGATGGTCCCAGGTTATCATTTGAAGACTGGTAATTTAAGTACAGATGAATGGAAAAGACTTGTACATGCGCAAAGCAATCTCTATGATGTGCCTATTTTCGTGGATGACACGGCTGGGATTCGGATTTCAGAGATACGGTCAAAGGCTCGAAAGCTTGCCCAGGAAATGGGAGGTCTTGGAGTCATTATCATTGACTACTTACAACTGATTACTGGATCAAAAGGCGAGAATCGTCAGCAAATAGTTTCTGAGATTTCTAGGGAATTGAAGATACTAGCTAAGAATTTGAAAGTACCTGTCATTGCTCTGTCACAGTTAAGCCGAGCGGTTGAGCAGAGACAAGATAAGCGCCCGATGCTGGCAGATTTGCGAGAGTCTGGCTCTATTGAACAAGATGCTGATATTGTCGCTTTCTTGTATCGTGATGCCTACTACCAGAAAGAGCAAGCTGACAGTCAAGAAGCGAATAATGTGACGGAGCTGATCCTGGAAAAGAACCGACACGGTAGTTTAGGGACGGTTAAATTATATTTTCATAAAGAATACACAAAATTTTCAAGTGTGGAGGGGTAGATGGCAGAAAGAAGAATGGTCAGCAAGACCATAATGCAAACACAAAAATTTTTAAGACTACCACTTGAAACTCAGGCATTGTATGTTCATTTAGTCATCAATTCAGATGATGACGGAATTGTCGAAGCATTTCCAGTCGTTAGAATGATTGGTGCCAGTGAGGACAGTTTAGGCCTATTAGTTATCAAGCAGTTTATAAAACCACTTAATCAAGACATGGTCTATTTCATTACGGATTTCAACGAACAAAATAAAATTAGACCAGATAGACACAAGCCTAGTATACATAGGAATTTAGCTATTCAACAACTTGGATTAGAAGTTGATGGAAGTAGATTGGTTGAGCCTGGAAAGGCAGTTCTAGAGCTTACTGAAGAAGGTCAGGCAGTTGACGGACAAGTGACGGACGAATGTCCGCATAGTATAGGTCAGGGTAGTATAGATAATATCCCTTACAAAGAAATTATCGATTATCTTAATTCAAAGACAGGAAAGAAATATAGAGATAATGTTCAGAAGAACAAATCTCTGATTAAGGCTAGATGGTCTGAAGGATATCGACTAGAAGATTTTAAACAAGTAATTGACAATATGTTTAAGGATTGGTCAGGTACGAAGTACGCGAAATATTTGCGACCAGAAACCCTATTTGGAACTAAGTTCGATAGTTATTTGAATCAAGGGAATGTTGTTAATCGTGAGAAGAAAACAGACGAAAGGCTAGGTTTTTAGATGAAACAGTTTAAACAATTCAGAACCAGAACAGTTCTTGATGATGTCTGTGAAATCCATGGATGCCATCTTTGGTCTGTTAAGATTCCCATCAAGGGCAAGGTTGAGGAAATCAGTCAATGTCCTGAGTGTGAGAAAGAGAACATCCGACTCTTTGAAAAGCAGTTGAATATGGAATCCGAGGTCAAGAGTAAGCTCTCGGATACTTACGAAGTCTTTTCTCGCGATAGCATCGTTTCAAGCAAGCTGGCCAGCAAGTCACTACATGATTATGAAATTCAGGTTGATATTGATGAAAAGGCTATGAATTTTGTGAAGCGATTGGAACGTGAGTATGCCAAAGGTACAGTTGGGAATGCCATCATCACAGGACCTTCTGGTGTTGGTAAGAGTCATTTGACCTATGGCTTGGCTCGGTTTCTCAATGAGCAATTTAAGTCTTATGATGAACCGAAAAGCGTACTCTTTGTTTCAGTTGTGGCTTTGTTTGACAAGATTCGAGAAAGCTTTGAATTTGACAATGGTTTTTCAGAAACGAAGATGGTCAAGCTATTGTCTGAGGTTGATTTTCTTTTCTTGGACGATCTTGGGAAAGAGAGTCGAAAGGCCGACACGAAGCGGAATGAGTGGGCGCATCAGATATTGTTCAAGATCCTGGATAATCGGACGAATACGATTATCAACACGAATCTGTCTAGTGAAGAAATTAAGGAGCTTTACTCGGACGATTTTGGGAATGGTGCTCTCTCTAGTCGAATTTTTGAAGGAGCAACTGGAAAGTGCTTTGTGTATCCATACGGGATGAAGGATAGGAGATACTAATGTTAAATCTTTACTTCGTCTATAACGGACATCGCAAGATACTCATTGGGAGTTTTGGCCACATACATAGCGCAATCAACGAATTAAAGAAACATCAAGATAGTTACTCAGCAATCAGTCATCCACGATTTCGGAAAAGCATGAGTGGTGAGAACATCAGGATTGACTACGGAGCAGTTGATTGCTACTACTTGATTACGAAGAAAAGAGAGGAAAAATAAGATGAATACAAAAATGAATTTGGAAGAAAAGGTTCAACAGTGGTTTGTTGACAGAAATCTACATGAAGCAAATCCTGTCAAACAGTTCTTGAAGTTGATGGAAGAATCAGGAGAGCTGTTTGAAGGTATCGCAAAAGATAAATCTGAACTGATCTATGATGCACTTGGTGATATCCAGATAGTAATGATTGGACTTGAGCAACAGATCAAGAACGGTGCTCAGATTTCGGCTAATCAACAGGAACTTGAATTGCTGCTGATGGTTTCCAGTCTGGGTAATATCGCTCAGAAGCTATACGCCCATATCTGTCATAACGAGACACAGATTCCTTTAATCAAATCAGACTTGATGTTTCTTGACAGTGTGGTTAGTACAGTTTCATTTTGTAATGGAACTACAGCTGAAAGTTGCTTAGAAGAAGCTTATGAAGTCATTAAGGACCGCAAAGGTAAGATGATTGGCGGGGTGTTTGTAAAATGTGAGGATTTAGAATGAGATATTTAAAAATCCTATGTGTTGTTTTACTCACAGTCTTTCTCGTAGCATGTCACCAGATTTCGAGTGGGACGGTTGTAGACAAGTACATTGATGAACCTCACACAACATTCATACATGTTACGACAGGAAAAAGTACGGTACTGGTACCAACCCGAACCAAAAGAAGATATATTCTGGTTGTTTCAGGATATGCAGACAATAAGCAAGTCGAAGAAACATTTGAAGTGACAGCTGAGGAATACAAATACTATGAAATTGGCAATACTTTTATACAGGATGCCGTTTTAGAAAACAAGGAAGGGGATGAATAATGAAACCTGAAAAAATTGACAACGTAAATAACCCAAGTCATTACCAAGGTCGGTATGGCATGCAATCTATCGATGCTTTAAGAAATTTCATGACACCAGAACAGCTGAAAGGCTTTTTTCTTGGAAATGCTTTGAAGTATCAATTGCGATTCCAGAAGAAGAATGGTCTGGAAGATTTGAAGAAAGCTAGAAAGAACCTTAATTGGTTGATTGAGGAAGTAGAAAAGGAGTTAAACGATGATCAATAATGTTGTGTTAGTAGGTCGCTTGACTCGTGACCCTGAGTTAAGATACACACCATCAAATGTGGCTGTTGCAACTTTTAGTTTGGCAGTGAATCGCAATTTTAAGAATCAGGCAGGTGATCGTGAAGCCGATTTTATCAGTTGCATCATGTGGCGTCAGCAAGCTGAAAATTTTGCAAATTGGCTTAAAAAGGGTGCTCTTGTAGGGATTACAGGTCGCATTCAGAGTCGTAGCTATGATAATCAGCAAGGACAACGTGTCTATGTGACTGAAGTTGTAGCTGAAAGCTTTCAGCTTTTGGAAAAGCGAGATAAGACTGCGGACCATTCGAGCATGGAAAATCAGATGCCACCAAGTTTTGGAGCTAGTGATCCGATGGATATTCCAGATGATGGATTGCCATTTTAAGGAGGTGTGAAGGATGAACAGACTGAAACAATTAAGACACCAAACAGGCGACACACAAGAGGATGTTGCTAAAGCTATTGGCGTAACCCGTAGAGGGTACCAAAAAATGGAAAACGAAGAAAGCCAAATCAAATCAGATAAAGCTCAGAAACTTGCCAAATATTTTGGTGTAAGTGTAGGATACTTGCTTGGTTATGGACCTGAAAGTGAGCAAGTTAGCAATCATCAAAAAATAAAAATTTGCTTCTCTAATGGTGAAGAACTTAATTTTCTAGTAAGAAACTTTACAGAAAAAGAATTGACAAAAATTACTAGCCAGTTCAACAATGGGAATTTGATGAGGATTAGAAATTTGTCCGTCAACCCTAAGAATGTCAATTATTTTTTTGTTGAAGACTTTGAAGAAAATGAGGAGGTTGAAGAATGAAAGATTTGATGTTTTGGGGAATGTTCTTTGCTTGTTTGCTGATTTCGGCTATGACATTCTACATTATGTATTCTCAAGCGATGGTCAATAGAGATTTGGTAAGAAAATACCAGGATTTAAAAAATGATTTTTTACATGTTTTTGGCTGGGATGAATATGACTGGGCAAAAAATTTTAGGGATTATGCTCGCAAAGTTGAAGAACTTATCAAGTTTAAAAAAGAAATTGAACAACTTGAAATCATTAAAAAAGCAATAGAAGTCAAAAGTTTGGAAGAGTTGCAGAAGAAGAAAGAACAGATTGAAAGTGTAATCAAAACGTTAGAAAAATGAGGAGGTGGAGTGATGGTGCAAACACTTGAACAAGCTACAAAAACTGAAAGCAAACGCATAAAAATCCC